TTACATTTTTCCGACAATACTACCAGCAATGTTTTCATTCTCTGTACTTCCTATTAAGATCCAGTACAGTATTTAATATCTCTAGGTTATACACATTTGTGAAGGCCTGTGTATCTTTGGGCAAACAAGGCCCACCGAAACCACGCTGCCCATCAGGGCCAGGAACAGCAAAATGATGCGTACCCATCCAGGGCTGGCATTTTAATATGTCAGTTAACTCATTAAAATCAGCCCCGATTTCTTCAGCTATGTCATAAATCTGATTCATGAAGGTCACTTTGGTAGCATAGAATGTGTTCATTGTATACTTGGCAAGTGCGGCTGTTTTGATGTCTGTAAATTTGACAGCATCCATGTTGACATGTGAATACTTGCGATATACATCGGCAAGCTGCTGTGCTTGATCCATATCACCGCCAATTAACACAAACGGTGGATTAACGAAGTCTTCGTTGGCCGTGGCACGACTCAGGAACTCTGGGTTGTATAGTACATTGAATCCTTCCAGATGGTGGGGCAATACTGTGCTTTTGACCACAGTTAAACCAGTATATCCACTGGTCATAATTTCCACCAGCACACCCTTGAGAACACCATAATTACTATTATCAGTTGGTGTAGGTACACAAACGAATATGGCTTCTGGATTCTTGCTGCACATATATGACACACTCAAATCATTGTACTGTGGGTCTGATATCAAAACGGTAGTTTTGCTGAAGCCGTTGCAAACGGCTTTACCAACCATTCCGTAGCCAATAATACCAATCATAGATGTGTCCTAAAATAAGTAATTATAACATTTAAGACAGAGTTGTCAAAATTATGATTAATAAAACACCATTTCAAGAGCTAATAGCAAATTTAAAAGAGACAGGAAAATACAGAGTTTTTAACGATGTAGTCAGAGAAGCTGGGGATTTTCCCAAAGCAATCTGGTACGGTCCATACGGTATCAAATCCATTGTTAATTGGTGCTCAAACGATTATTTGGGCATGGGTCAACACAAAGTAGTTTTGGACAGTATGCACACTGCACTGGACCATACTGGATCTGGATCAGGTGGTACACGTAACATTGGTGGAACCAGTCACTATCATAAAGCATTGGAATGGGAACTTGCTTCATTACACAAAAAAGAAGCCGCGCTATTATTCAGTAGTGCGTATGTGGCCAATGAATGGTCTTTGATCGCACTTGCAAAAATTATCCCCAACATTCACTTTATCAGTGATAGCAAAAATCATAACAGTCTGATTGTGGGCATGAGCCATAGCCGTGCTAACAAGACTGTTTTTGAACACAATGATATGAATCAGTTAGAGGACATTTTAAAAACGGTCACAGGCGCTGGTGACACACCATGTATCGTTTTTGAATCTGTGTATAGCATGGACGGTGATGTTGGTTTGATTCGAGAAATTTGTGACTTAGCAGACAAGTATGGTGCAATTACATATATTGACGAAGTACATGCGGTAGGGTTGTATGGTGATCATGGCGGTGGTAAACTGGAAGAATTGGGTTTACAAGATAGAGTGGACATAGTCAACGGCACTCTAGGCAAAGCATACGGTACCCAAGGTGGCTATATTGCTGCCGATGCAGTTGTAATTGATGCTATCCGCAGTGTTGCGGCTGGATTTATATTCACTACGAGTATGAGTCCTGTTACTTGTGCCGGTGCGTTGGCCGCAGTTAAGTATCTCAAAGAGCATAACGAGATCAGAGAATTACATCAAGAACGTGCTCGTAAATTAAAACATCGTTTAAACAAGAACGGCATACATGTTATGGAATGTAGTACTACACACATTGTACCTGTACTTGTAGGAGATGCCAAACGTTGCAAGGCAATGAGTGATGAGTTACTCAATGAGTATGGCATCTATGTACAGCCTATCAACTATCCCACAGTGGATGTAGGAACGGAGAGACTGCGTTTTGCACCCTCTCCGTATCATGATGATGGTATGATTGAAGACCTTATACAGGCCTTAAAAGCTGTATTTGCTAAGTTTTAATATTATACATTTGAACGTCTTTGTAGACGTCTTTGACAAACTTACGCCATAGCGAATCCCTGTCAACATTGACATGATGGCGTTTGTCAAAAATCATTTTGCGATAATGATTTAATGATGTATCAACTGGTGTATTTTTATAGTTAAACTGCTTGCCGGCCATGACAGCATTCATATATTGTGCAATAGCCTGTTTGTCTGCGCCAAAGATACTGTTGATTTCTGCCGCGGCATTTGCTGACCAACTGTTCATTTCATCAGCATTCAACCAGTAACCACCCTTGGTAGTACTGTACTTCTTGTTTTTAAGAACTGCCCCAGATTGTGGGTCAGATAATTTCTTTGGATCACCTGTGTAGAATCTGTTCACTTGTGCGTTATAGCCCAGGTTCTTGGCCACTTTGGTACTCTGGATGTAATGCTTGATTTCATGTATGATACCACCGATGATATTATTTGTCAGCTGATCTAGACTGGCAGTAATAACTTTGGTGTCATCTGAAATAAAAACATAGTTGGCAATACTTGCACCATACACATCCATCTTGATAAGACCATTGCGTGTATCTGCTTCGTAACTAAACTCTGCTTCACCGGTGAACGATGTATGGCTGCGAATATAATTTGCAGTTGTGTCTGAACTTGCAGCGAAGTTTTGTTTGGGATATTTTGTTTTAAGTAAATTAACAACTTGGTTGTTCAATGCATCGACGTTTAAGTTGCCTATTGGTGTATTCTTATCGTAAGTAACATTAAAACTCATCAACAAGTGGTTGACCTTGGTGCCATCAATGGTAATAGGGTTTGCTTTAAGCAACGGTTTTAAAATTTGATTGTCAATGTCGTCTTGAATGTCGTAAAAGAACTGATTAACTTTACTTTTGGGATCGTAGAAATCTTCATCACTGTTAATGCTATAAAAAGTATTCTTGATAATTCTCTTGAGCACTGGCAAGTACTCGGAATAGTCAAGGCGCTCGGTTAATAGTTCTGAGGTTTTCATTTATTACGTCCACTTCTCATGTTGGCCTGCCAGTGTGCAAGTTGACCTCTGCGGCCACCTTGCTTGGCGATTTTTCTCAAGGTGCTAATTGTAGCATGTTTTGGGATACCGTGTCTAGCACTGTCACCCTTGTCCTCTGGATGACGACCATCTTTGAAGTTTTCATGTACATGTCCCAGGAATGTTTGTGCAAATTCTTCACAACGTTGACGTAGCTCGTGGTTTTGTGTTTCCATGAGATTATATTGTCTGTTGTCTTCAGCACCATCTGCTTGTGTGGGATCAATATAACCACAGTATACTTTTTGTATACCATGTTCATTTAATAACTCACTGCAACTGGGACCATCACGTTCATCCATGGGAGTATTGCATGGACTAAGTGTTGTTATAATAACACTGCCTTCTGGAATACTGCCATACTTCTTGATAAAGTCTTCAATTACTGCATGTTCTGCATGTATACGTCGACCATCTGCTCCTGGGCGATTAAGGCGGGCCATGTAATCACCTTTGAGCGGTAACAGGCCTGCGGCAACCATACCAAAATCATGTCCGCTTTTCTGTCCACGTTCAACCAAGTCACATAACTCGGCTAGGTATTTGTCCAGTTTATGGTAATTGCGAATCTCATAGTCACCACGATGCGGATCTAGACTAATAGAACTATCTGGTGTGTCATGGCTACCAATAAATTCGTCGGCTCTCATTCGCAATTCCAACGGCGCAATGCCAATGCTTTAGGTGTGGGTTCACCATTGGGTTTCTTCATGGGACCTTTATTGCCTGACATGCGAGCACAAAAACTCTTACGTCTTTTGGCATCCTTACTACCTGCTTTTAATTTACTGGGTTTGGTAGTCACTGCTGTTTGCAATTTACTACCTGGGTGTTCACGGCGGTAAGCGTTGACAGCCTTTTGACTAAGGCCGTCGGTCTTGTCGTGACGATTGACTTTATTCCAGTCTTCATCTACTTTATGTGCGGAATATTCCATTCCGTGTTTTTGAGCAATATGTTGCCATACACCATGTCCTCGATCATGATCAATGGATAAGGCTGTTGGCATTGCAGGTTGTCCATATTTTTTAATTATGGCCTGCTCAATGTCTTTGATCATTGCAGTTATGGCACCAGGAAATTCACCCTTGTGCGCGGCTCCCATGCCTCCGCTAATATATATACCGATACCGCCTTCGTGGATACCGGCGCCTATATGCACCGTCATGTTACCTGCACGAACGTTTGCATATCCCTCAGGTGTACTCCGAATAGTAATCTTATGTCCAGGATAGATTCTGTTAAATGATTTTCTTATGATTGGAGCTAATTGTCTAGCTTCAAATTCCTCGTAAGTATCCGTAGGCATCTGTTTTAATTGTTCTGTTATAAATTCATTCGCTCTCATAATAAATTCCTGCTAGGCCACAGCCAAACCTTACAAGCCCCTCATACAGGGCTGTAAGGATTTTTTGGAGTGTCGTAACCATCATCTTCTGGATAGACTGGATAGTCATTGGGATTAGTCTGCTGATGCGTTGGCACCACATTTAGCACGTTTTGCATTTGTTAATGCTCCAAAGTCAACTGCCCATTCTGCACCAGGTTGTAATTCTTTAGCATTGGCTGGGAAAGCATACTTAACACCTGCTTCTGCTTCAATCTGTGCAATTGGTTTACGGAACGCAACTAGGTTGTTGCCCAAGTTAGGATATGGAGCAGTGTGTGGGAATTCCCAACCTGCAACTTCACCTGTTTGATTGTTGATTACAATTTTGTAGAAGGCATGTGGAACAACAACACCCTTACCGATTGTTTTATCACCAGCGCCATAGATACCGCCAACGTATACCGTATAGGCCTGATTGCGCTGTACTGCCCATCCACGCACTGAAGTCTCCAACAGTTTCCAAATTCCACGATTTAGACTGCCAGCTTGTGGTGACATGTTTGTCATCAAAAAACTCTCGTATTCTACTTGAACGTCCCACGATAAATCGCCATCGGGAGCCATGTGCCCTTTGTCGTATCCTGTACCGGCGTAGTCGGCAGGTACGGCGCCATTAGGCACAAACTGATTGGCAGCAAAAGCGTTAGTACGAGCAACACAGCCCAGAGCGTTTTGTGGTAGTAATTCATATGTTACATACTTTGGTAATTTAGCGGCTGCATCGTAGCCTACTAGATATGCTTGTTGGCATAGTGGTTGTACACCAGCAGTCTGTGGCCAGCCATAAGGGCTGTGAGCCTTACATTGGTCGACAGGAAATGGAGCACGTTGATTCCAAGCTGATGCCTGTGTGCTGAATAGGCCCGCTGTCAATAAAACAGCAATGGCTAAAAGAAATTTTTTCATAGTAGTATCCTTTGTGATACTACTATTTATACGCCTATTTAAACCAACCTACTCGTTTTCCTTGACTTACACGTTCGTCATGCTCTTCTGCTGATTTTGGATATCGTAATGCCCAGATGGCCACGAAGAACATCAAAATTCCTGTGCCCAGCACTGCCTTCCAGTTGTGGGTAGTGAACCACATGATGACAAGACTGCTGTCCATTGTGATGACCATTAACCAACGTGCCTTTGTGGGAAATACACGTTTCTCTGCCCAGCCGCGAAGAAACGGACCAAAAATCTTGTGATTCATGATCCAGTTATGCATACGATCGCTGCTCTTAGAGAAGCAATAGGCTGCACCAACGGTGGGAGTACTCCAGGGGATACCTGGAGTAACCAGCCCAATGTAAGCCAGGCCCAGCAATAGCAGGCCTGCTGTAAACCAGAGGGCTTTCTTTAAGCGATGAATTGTAACCATTCTTTGTACTTTATGTTGTGGAATCCCTGCTTCTTACGCTTGTTTACCAAGTCGTAGAAGTCGGGCTTGTAAGGCTTTATCTTTGGCTTCCATCCTTTAGTTTGGTCTGCTTTGTTGGCGTTACAAGGTCCACACGCTGTTGTACAATTTTCCCATTCTGTTTTACCACCTTTTGACACTGGTAACACGTGGTCCAGCGTTGACTCATGACGAGCAATGGTTGTATTACAGTACTGACATGTACCGTTATCGCGTAGATAGACGTTGCTTCTGCTGAAACGAACTGTGGTCTTTGCCTTCATGTACTCACGTAACATGATGACAGATGGCACTTGCGTTTCCCAGCGAGCTGAACGTACTATCCAATTTTCGTGAAACAACAATACATCGGCCTTATCCAGGACCATGTACTTGATTGATTCTTCCCATGGAATGACGCTTAATGGCATTACACTAACTGGTAATCCATCTGCGTTTAAAACAAGCGTATCTGACACTTTTAACCTCTTTCTTAGTTGTGTTTACAGACCCAACCAATTGTAGACCATACTACCATCCGGCAAGTATATACTACACTATTACTTATGTCAATATCGTTTGTGCAAATTCTAGGCCTGAACGATCTAGGGCATTGCACCACTGATCTTTGTTGTCCGACCCAAAGACAAGCTCGAGATCACTTTTAGCCGTACACCAACTGGTTTCTTTCGGCCAGGGCGGATCACCCTTTATTTCAGCTCTTAGTTGTCCAGGTGCCCAACCTGCCATTCCCAAAAACAAGCGCCATCTGTCTGGTGTGTCGCCCATTGCTAGTCTTGGCAGTATGTCATCTGCACTACTAATACTAAAATCTCTGTTAATTCGTAATGTATTTTTACAAACCCATTCCGAAGTATGAAGCATAGTTAAACTTTTATTATTAACTGGTCCACCCTGGTAGATAAACCCTGGCATGTTTAAATCATACCCTAGTTGTTCACCAAATGATCTTAAGGACAGATCGCTACGTTTATTGATAACAAGACCCACGGTGCCAGCACTGTGATTTTCTGTAACAATAATAACCGATTTGTACCAAAAACTGCCCTTCACTGATGGTGGAGCAATTAATAAACTACCAACTAAATCCATGCGATTATTTATTATGCAAATCTTGCAACAGAATTTTTTACGTCGGCGACTGTGATAGCACCGTCCTTGTTACGATCTAGACCGGAATTTTGTGCAAACACTTTGCCACTGAAACCGTCAGCACCTCTTTGTCCTAGCACTGTATGATCTGGATAGCCCACATACTTGGGCATGAACACGGCCATGTACAAATCACCCAATGTGCCATCGCCTACACCAGTCATTTTAAAATACTTGTAGACATAGTCCAATTGTTGTACGCCATCCATCTTGCGTAACTCTTCGACACTTGTGCCTAATTTAGAAGCAGTGGCTGGCATAAACTGAATCAGTCCAGTAGCTCCGCTTGTGCTGTTCACTGCTGCCGGATTGACACCAGATTCCTGTTTGAATATGGCCATCAAGTCACTGGATTTGACACCCAATGCACCAGCTACTTTTTCAAGTTTCTGTTTAAAGTCTGGATCCTGAATTGTCGTTACATCAATCTTCTGTGCATCAACACTGTCAGGGCGAGTTAAAACTTCTTTGTATTTGTTGGCAATATCAGGAAATTTATCGGCTGCACGGCGAGTATAAGGACCTAGGCGGCCATCAATACCATCATTTGCAGGACCAAAGTTGCCCAGGTTAGCACCAGCGGCTTTTAGTTCACGCTGTAAAGACATGACATCTTTGTCAACGGCTTCGTTAAGTTTAATTTTAAATTCGCGGAATCTCATTAGTTGTCACTCTTGTTGTATGGCAATGGTCCACCGTATTTGTGACCTTTTACATGTTTGCCTTTGATTTTTACACGCTTGTTACCAATTGTGTGTTTCTTGGAAGTTTCACGGCCACGTAAGCCCTGGCTCTTGCAACTGGCCAATTGGCTTGCACCCAAGTCAGCATTGCTGCGACTGGATTTGCATAATGCACGGCTGGCTTTACCAGACTCATCAACTTGCATTTCATGCGTTGACTCTGGCATTCCGCACTCTGGGCATAATTGTTCTTTAAATTCGTTAAATCTCATGATGGATTCCTGTTGATCTTGTATTTATTACTGATTAAGGAACTCAAATAAGTTCAACCACTTGCGTTTGCCTATGGTCTCTTTAAGATGCGTTAAATCAGCGCAGATCTTACTAGGCCCGCTGTGAGCATTGCCGGTTTCTAGGGTTATTCCCTCTAATTCAGACAACTCTTCTGCTATGTCCAACAGGCTGTGTGTAAGCCCAGAACCCACGTTCCAGATGCCTGAGCCGTTTACAGTTTTAATGAAATCAATGTGTAATTTACACACATCGCCCACCCAAACCCAGTCCCTGCGTATGTGCTCGGCATTACTGGGTACCACCAGGTGACCGGCTTTTGGTCCCTGCTGCTTCCAATTCGCGATGATATCGGATTCATTTCCACGGTTGGCATTCTGGTGCATATAACGACCGTAGACATCGAAATATCTGAACACTTGTGCGTAAACGGTCACTTCTTGTTGGAACAACCAACGCTCAAACAAATACTTGCTCCAGGCCACAGGCGTTCTGGGACAGCAAGGTGATGATTCTGCTGTGTCTTTTAAGTAGACATCACTGGTGCTGGCAAATTGAAAATGAACACCATGGTACTGGCATTCGTTGAAAAGCCATTGACTAAACTCAAGATTTCGTTGTAAAATTGCGTCAACATCTGTATACGAATCGTTGGTTATTGCACCTAGGTGTATTACCCAATCGTAACCAGACACATCAGGACGTTCAGTTGGATGCCAGTCGTAGCCGTCTACATGCCAACCTTCTTCGTTTTGGCACCAGGCAAGCATATTTTTGCCGATAAAGCCTTTGTGTCCAGTTACTAGAATTTTCATAGAGATATTTATTGCAGGCTAAATTAGATTATGACAACTCCTAAAGAAACAAAAGTAAAAGAAGAAATTGAGCATAGAGACAAACTAGGTCGAAAGTTGAAACTTGGAGACTTTGTTGCTTATCCAAGAAAGAATATACAGTGTATCGGCAAAATTGTCAAGATGAATCCCAAAATGCCCAGAGTTTTGCAGATCAGCAACAGCAAGTATCAGCGTGAATCCAATATCTATACTACAGAAATGGTACTGCTGGATGGACCTGAAATATCTTTCTACATTCTAAAGAATAGTGCTTGACAAATAATTTCACAGAGTTTATACTAAAGACTAAATAAAAAACAAAGCAATGCGATAGACGCAGAGCTAACAAACTATACAAAGGATTTTTGTATGCCAGTAGATTTTACATCACCCGAGATGATTGCCGCTGTCACTGAGGCATTGCCCTTGGCAAATCGCCCAGCAGTAGAAGCAATTATTAAAGCATTAAGCGACAAGCTCAATGTAGAAACCCCCAAACAACGAACTGTATATGCAGTGTGGACCAACACAGACCTGACTGAAGGCCGTGGTCGTGAATATGTGGAATACCTTTGCGAAAAGAAGTCCACAGCACTTCGCAAGGCCAAGAAGAACTATGTCATGGGTACTGACAGCCGTATAACAGAAGTAAAGCTGTTCAACTCAGGAAGTGGCTGGTACGGTCCAGTAAATGTCATAGAGCCAAGTTCAGAAGACATGAAGGCCGAAGCACAACTGGAAGCAGAACAACGAGCAAAAGACGCCAAAGAGGCCGCTATTGCAAAAGCAAAAGAATTGGGCCTGACTGAGGCTGATATCAAAGCATTAAGGGGTTAATCATGGCAAAGCAATATGACACACTGGTCCTTATTGGACGTTTTCAACCATTCCACAATGCTCACTTAGAAATTGTGAAACGAAGCACAGCACTCTGTGATCAACTCATCATTGTCACAGGCAGTGCAAACCAACCACGTACATATAAGAATCCGTTCACTAGTCTTGAACGTGAGTTGCTGATCAAACGTGCCACTGCTGGACTTAGCATCCGCATCAATGTAGAAGCAAACCCTGACACTATCTATAACGACCAGGCATGGGCAGTTCGTGTGCAAGCATTGGTGGCCAAACACACTCAAGAAGGTGATCGTGTTGGCATCATTGGACACAAGAAAGATGAGAGTTCATTCTACCTTGACATGTTTCCACAATGGGCATTTGAAAATGTAGAAGAAATTGCGCCATTGAGCGCTGTTAATATTCGCGACTTGTACTTCAAGCGTAATTGCAACATGGCATTTATCAAAGGTGTTGTTCCTCAAACCACATATGATTATCTGGATACTTTCCGTAGTATGCCAGAATACGAACAAATTATTCGTGAACGTGAATTTGTAGAAACTTACAAGAAACAATATGCTTCGCTACCTTATCCTCCTATCTTTAGCACTGCTGACGCTGTGGTTATCCAATCCGGCCACGTACTGATGATTCGTCGCCGTGCTGAACCAGGTAAAGGTTTGTGGGCATTGCCTGGTGGTTATGTCAACGCAAACACTGACAA